TTATTTCCATCAACACCAGCATATGCGTCTCTTTCGCCTGGAACTACAAATCCACCTAAGAGTTTCAACGTAGTTGGTGAGAATGTTGCCAGCGGGTTTAGAGTATAATTCTCGAACTGTTCTATATGATATCTATCCAATGAAACTTTGACCTTACCAAGACCGCCTGTGTATTCTGAATCGTAAATCGCATAGTGACTGAGTTCTCCTTGATTTGCAACCAAGGGTAGAACTGAAGCAGAATCGGTAATAAGAACCAATGGTGCTCTTGGTAAACCCGCACTGTCCATAAGATCATAACCGTCAAATGGTAAACCTCCAAATCCAGCTTCACCAATCGCTTGAATTTGTCCAGCAAGATAAAATCCAGCTGGGTGTACAAAGAGTTTGTACACTTCTCGCCATACAGTAATAGGAATACCTATCTTAATCAATATCGCAAAGGTTTGATATAGTTTATCGTCTGTTATAAATCTATTACTAAGTGGACCGATCTCAGAATTATTTAATAAAAATATTTTATCCTTCGTATATTCAACGTCTGGATCTTCACCGAAGAAAGAACGAAAAAATTGTTGAATTGCAAGTTTAGATCCCTTTGATTTATAAAGATTACTTGCAATTTGAGCAGCACCTCTTTTGTCTGCAAATCCCTGAAAGTAACTTTCACCTAACAACAACTCATCTTCTAAAAAAGATAAAAGAGATAAATCTGTTTCAACAATATCTTTTGTTTCAAAGAGATGGTCTATTAATTCTGCTGGAGATTCTTCACTCTCTATCCATTCATAATATTTTTCGAGAAAAGTAATAAAGGCTGGGTAATCTTGCCTAAAATGCTCAGGCAAAACCTCCTGTATCCTTCTGTCATATAAGGATAACTCTCGACGGTTTCTTTCTGTATATCCTCTGTGTGCCATTTTATGTACTTGATACTTCTACTGGTAATTCGTTTGACAATGCTGGATCAAATACTAGAATATTATTTCTAGCAGGTGAAATTGCACTTTGATTGCCCGGAGTAACTGAAATTTTTATAAAGTCGTCTCCACCCAAAATAGCTTCAGGTGCAAACGCGATCAATCTCACTCTACCGTCTAAGAAATATTCTCCTACATTATCTACGAGGGGAATATTCGCACCTTGTTGAATTACTTGAATAGTACGACTATTTAACTTGTTTTTCAAAAAACATGTTTTACCATTAAATCTGAAAAGACTAGAGTTAATAATATAATCGGTATTACTAGGAGGAGATATAGCCTGAGGAAAAAAGAAATTGTAGTTGGTTTCTTTACCCAATCGACTGATTGTTGCACCACTATTATTTACTTTTTCTGGTACTAATCGTTGTTGCATTCTAATATCCGCTCTACTTGAAAGTACAGATGGATCTACAGCATCAACCGATGTCAATAAGTTAGAACGTCTAAACGATTGACCAAACTTACCAATTGTTTCTTGAAAATAATTATCAACCGCAGCTGCAACATTTGTCTTAATTGTGTTTAATCCTAGAGTTGTAAATCTTGGGTTAAACTGATAGTATACTGTAGTTTCAATGAACGTAGTGATAGGATCTAAGAACCTTAGATTCCAAGATACGATTGATAACTGTTCGACGTAATTTTCAATCGAAATTTTAAGATCAGAAATTTCATCGTCAGATAATCCAGCTCTCCATCGTATACTCATATAGACCGCGCCATATTCAGGTGGATCATTATCTTCACCACCCCAAGAATTTATTTCTTCAATGTATTGTCTAAATCTAGCAAACACAAGGGTTGAGTAATCATTTGCAACAACCATTCTATTCTGAGTCGTATATTGAAATGGTGCATTCTTTTTAATCGATTCGTTGGTTTCTTTTTCCGAACCACCGGAAGAGTTAGAAACCGTTGACGCGATAATATCTAATTCCGCATTATCTCCGTTGTTTAATGTTATACTCAATTTCTCAGCAGCAGTGAAGGTTTTGCCTCCATTAGAAACACTACCACTACAACTGATATATTCAACTTCAATCTTATTTCCGGCTTCGGGTATCGGGCCTAATGTATTACCATTACCAAACGATAGTTCAAAGAATCCGTTAGGACTTTCTTTCAAGACATATATCAAAGAACTTTCGTTAATTTCGGTTGCTTCGTTAATGGGAGTGTAAATCTGAAAATCTGTGGATGAAGAAGTTTCGAATACTCTCACCAACACAGTTGACCTATCTAGATTTTTATCTGGAATGACATATATCTCGTTTTCTTGTGTAGATCCCACAATAAAGGTTCTTGTTTTTACTGCACCCTCAAAGATAGAAATTTGTTCTGGATCATCACCGGAAGGCAATTCAAAACTATAGACACCCTGATTATATGTTGCAGTAAGAACCTGTCTAGTTAAAAATGAATATGAAACATCATCGATAGTAGAATTAAATTTAAAATTAATAGGTAATGTAATAGAGGATGGTTCATTACCACCTTCCAAAGTAGTTGTTAGTTCAACCTTTGCACTCGAAGAAGTTCTTGAGCCTGGTATATAACCAATCGCAGATGCTAGAGAAACAATCGAACTTCGAAGTTGAGCTGTACCTAGAAAAGATTCGTTCAAAGCATAGTTTGCGATCAAACCATTATAGTGAGTATTGTAAGCTAATACATCGAGTAGGTTTGAAAGTCCAGCACCTTCGAAATCAAAATCAGTAAATTCGTTCTGCGCTTCAAAAAATGTCTTTAGATTGTTTTTAATCGTGTCGAAATCTAAAGCTGTTGACTTAACTGTGGTTGACATTTATCTTAGCCTCGAAATTGTTGTTTCTAATGTTATGGTTTGATCAGTATTTTTTACAGAAAACGTTAAGAGAATGTTTACTGCATTAATATCCTCTTGTACACCAACCTGTACAGATCTCACTGCAGCTCTTGGTTCGTATGTTTCAATCACAGATTTAATTCTCTCGACTATTTTTCCACCTGTTTGTGAGTCTGCTAGTTCAAAGAAAAAACGTTGTAAATCTACACCGAAGCCTGGATCGAAAGGTTTTTCCAATTTATTAGTAGATAGTATAGTTTTTATCGATTGTTTTACAGCAGCACCTTCGGTCTTTTTAAAAACATTACCTACATTACTAGCCTTGAAACTCAAGTCTATATCTTTGTACGGTTTATTTCTCGTACTGGTAACACTAATTTTCGAAATATTAGCGTCTTCTAATGAAAAAACTCTGGATGCCATTTTTGATGCTCGGTAATTGTAATCTTATTTATACTGGTTCTAATACTTCAACGACTTCATTTAACGACAAAGTACTGCCGTTGAAGGTTGTTTTTAAGTTTTTACTGAATGACATATCGAAGGTTTCGTTTGCTTCGGGCATCACCACCACTAACTGACAACTAAGTTCACCAGAAGGGTCGTATGTATCATAGTCTAGAATCAACTCCTGATACTTCAAGAAGTCTTTCCAATAAACCGCAAGTTCAAATGAGTTTTCAAAATCAATCTTACCGTTTTCACCCAACAACTGATATACAATTGCACGTCCAGTTTGTTTGTAATCGTTGATTGAATTTGCAGTTGGTGTTTCACTGGGTGCTGGTTTGTAGACTCCCTCAGAAACAATCAATCGGTTTTTCGCAAAAGTTTTATTTGTAATTACTGTTCGCATCACTTCAGCCTGAAGATAGAGTTGTCGTGCAATAAGTTTTTTATCTCCACTCAATTGTTCAAACTGTAAACGAGAACCCTTAGAACCTAGAAATTTAGCAACGGTAATTCCAGGCGCAAGAGGAGTTGCGGAAGTAATGTCCGATTGAAAGTTTGGATTATATACTGGGTCAACAAGATATATCATGACGGAGTGAACCTCTTACTTCTATTTTCAGCTGGGTTGTTGCCCAATAGTGTTCGACCAAATTGTAAACTTGGGTTTTTATTATATGCACGACCGACTCTTGGAGGTCGTGTTTCGGAATATTTACTTGACAGTCTATTCTCTCCAACCAGAGTGCCTATTAAATTGGTGTTTTTTAAATTAGCAGGGTCTCTTAATTTAGATCTAATTTCATAAATTGTAGGATCACGATTGAACAACTCATCATAATCATCTGTTTTTAGAATTTCTAATTTAAGTTCGTCCTCTGGATCAACCTGAACATTTCGTATACCGTAGTTGCCAGATGACAATAAAGGTGTTATAATTGCAGTTGTTGGCATATCCGCCGTAGGTTCGATCTGAACGTAAGGCATTTCAGTTGGATAAGTTTTAGGATTCCTTACCTTCGACGCACCTGTAGCTGTTCCTGCTTCAGCTGGTGCTGATTGTGCCCAAGAAGATTCTCCTGCCTTGTTTGCAAAGTCTGATGTGATTGCCTCAGTCGCTTTACCAATAAATGTACCATAGTGTGTTGTACCACCCAATCCACCACCGCCAGGAGGACCAGAGAAAACCTTACCGTAGTGATCAATTAATTGTCCACCAATTGTTCCTGTCACACCAATGACAGAAACGGTGTCACCCGATATGTTCGCAATCTGAGAGGAAGCAACCCATTCATCAACAGCAGTGGTAATTAATTTTTTACCACTGGTAAATTCTACATCACCTTCAACAAAATTTCTCTGATTTCCCTTGACAAACACATTGCGATCTGATAATAAAGTTTCGGTATTAACATCTACCACTCGAAGAGAACGAGAACCTTTTACCACGTGGTTTTGATTTTCATCAACGGTCTTGGTGTGATTCCGGTGAATTGTTTCTGTCTTGTTACCGGCAGTAGTGACATTAATGTTACCTTCTACTTCTAGATTATAGTCACCTGCAATCTTGACATTGACATTACCTTTGTATACCAGATCTGCTTGACCCTCAACAATAACAACATCGTCACCACCTGTCACCGAAACTTTCTTATTAACCGACGAGAACAAAACACTCCCGTCAGCTCTTAATTCAAGACCAGCACCTGTTCGGTGTTTGATAAGTATTCGTTCACCACCAGGCGTGTCATCAACGTGAATTGCATGACCTGATGTAGTTTCTTGAACCTGATTGTACGGAAACTGAGATGGTTTTTGATCAGAAAATTCAATAGAGACACCATAGTCACCACCACTTGAGAACAAGGTTTCGATAGTTTCGCCACGAGAGGATTTGTTTATTGAAGATCCGAAAAAATAATCCCTTTTAGGAAATTCACCCGAAGCTTCGTCAAAACCTTCTCTAGGAACACCCTTGGTCTCTTCCTGACCACTTCCCAGTTTTTTAACTCTATTTCTAAAATTGTCTAGTAGTGTTGTCATGATGGTACTTGTGTTTGATTAATTTGTGCTTGAGTAAAGGGTCCTTCTGAAGACGGATCAACAAATAAAGATTTTTTACCAAACAGGTCTTCACAAAAATCTCTAACATCGAAGCCTGGATCATCTTCTAATGGGTCTAAGTCATTATGACCCAATATTTGTCCGCCCGGAAAAGTTCTATAAAACGCTTTACAAATCTCCTGAAATGATGTAAACTGACTTCGGGTCAGAGAAGAAACTGATTTATATTCCAAAGGGTCTGGTGTTCCGGTAGGTGCATTAATACCTCCCACAAACACAACACCAATGCTTCTCTCATTGTGCCCATTGACATCAGCGTGTTGCCCTTGGTTATTTACTGGTCGACCTCTTTGTACAGAACCGTCTCTTCGAATCACATAGTGATATCCAATTCCGTCTAACCCAAGTGCAATCTGAGTTTTGTTAATCTCTTCTGACCCTATATTAGTGTTAGAATATGTTTCAGTCCAATGCACCACTATTTCAGTAACTTCTCTGGTGATAGACCGAAACTCTGCATCGAGTTCTTCAACTGATGATATAAAAGTGAATGTAAAATCTTCCGAACCGATTGCGTTGTTCCACTTTCCATCTTCACCCCCTACAGTAAAGGGATCTGCAAAAACACTATTGGATGTATCAACGACGATAGATCCAGCGATTGTGGAATCTAGTTCGTTCAATAAATTTTCAATCTCTTTTGGTGTTTTACCAGCCTTTTCACGAAGTATTCTTCTCGCCTCTTTACGATCTTTGTCAGTACCTTGCGATAATCTTATAACTTCCGCTCGGTCTTTCTCATCTAATTTCACGTTGTTCTGCGTGAAGATACTATCTAAACTTCCAGCGTCAATAGTTCTAATAATATTTTGCATCAATCCGAGATTGTTAGATGGGATGACTCTACCCAACGTTGCAAGGAATTTATTTTGTTCGTTGACAACAGCCGCTCTTGTGTTTTTAAATTGTCTTACTTGACCAAGTACATCTGCACCTTTTGTTCCAGAAACAACCCCGAGCACACCTGCCACGTTATTATCAGAAATACCTTTCGTTATAGTGGTCGCAACATCATTAATTGCACTGGTCGCCTCAATAGAAAAATTATTAAGGAAATTAGTGGAAACTGATGATCCATCAGTAGTTGCAGAAGAGGTGATCTGGTTCACAACATTCTGTGTTCGAGACGATAACGCATTAACCGCACCCACATTAGGAAACGCACCAACCGAGCCCACAACTGAATTCAACGATTGATCTAAACCCCTTGCGTTTGCGCCCGATATCATATTTTGTAGATATCCCGGCTCAACACCCAACCCAGTGATCCCACTGAGAATTGATGAGAGCGATGCATCACTTTTTGACGAAGTAGAAATTCCTGCCACCGAACCACTATCAGTATATGATATTGAAACACTTACTCCGATATCTGATGATAAATTGTCAATGTTGGTGTTCAATGCGTTATTAATCGAACCACTGAGTGCAGATGAAGTTACGAGACCTTCTGTAGGTAATTTGTTAACCTGACCTAAAACATCTGTTTTACTCGTGACCGATTCGATACCACCCACAATTTCCCCTGCCTTCTCACCCACCTTTGTTGTTGTAACATTGTCAATGGTGTTTTGAATATCCTTGGCAGCTGCATCTACATTATCATAACTAACTTTATTCTTTGTTGAAGTCAGTGCGGTATCTAATTGATTTTTTGTTATTGCCATTTTATTGTACCGTCACTTCGTTATATGCTTGAGTTGCTAGTTTGATAGCCTCATTTCGTCTTCTATCATTTACCATATCAATTAATTGTGGATTACCACCGGCAATAGATCTATCTTTCAAGTACAATCTACTAATAATATCAACAGAACCTCCTGTACCATCAATCAATTCAGACCTCAAAAGTTTTGCGTTGACGTTTGAAAACCTTGTTCTTAGTTCATACAACACATACTGTAACTGAATAGAAAATCTCTTAGTCGATGATCTTTTCTGAATCTGTGTTGCAAACGTTACTAGGTTTTTATATCTAGTCCCTTGTTTATCCCACTTAACAATACCAAAAGTTGGTGCGTTGGGTTCATCGTCGTTATAGGTGACAAACTGAGACGTTGCTTCTAAACATCCTGTAATACCTGCCGCCTGTCTTGGTGTATAACCGTTATCGATAAAAAATCTCATAGACTGACTTCTTCGAATACCCACATCAGCGTCAGCAACACGATCATCTCTAATCTCTTCCGTTACAATGTCAATCTTTCTATCCGGATCGTATGAGTTTTTAAATGGACTCAGTGTTTTGTCTCTAGAAGATCTTGCCTGAACATTGGTTGGAAACTCTATCTTATTTAATGAACCCACAATGAGTGGAGTCTGAGAAGCTTTACCATCCATAAAAAATCCATAGACAAAGGCGCCAGGCAGAACTTGAGGAATTCTTCCTATACCAGAACTTCCACCTTCTGTCAAAGGTATTAAAACTGTTGCCCAAGGCAAATCTGATTCACTTACATTTCCTGTATATGGATCGTGAATACCGTGAATACGAATTCTTACCCTACCTTCTAATCCGGCAGGGGGAGAAGAATTGATGACCGTCGCAACAAACCATCTGCTCTGATCACCATAATATTCGGTCTCTACTGTTTTAACCACGACCACCATCTCCTATATTTGGTATATTGGGAAATTCTTTTGTGATCTTTGTCGCATTAATAGAAACGGTGTGTTTAGTTCCAGAAAACATATGTCTAGTAGCATATATCAAATAATTACCTGACTTCTGTTTATCTATCAATTCATCAGCATCTTTAACTCTGGGGTCTGCAGCACTACTATTAAATGTGCAAGCCATAATATCACCAACACTCGCTTTCGAATACATAAACGCTACGCCCGGAACATTGATGTTTACCATATTTCTATACAGAGCGTTTCTCAATGCTATGTTTTTTAATTTCAATGTGTGATCGAGTGAATCCACCACATCGTGGTAACCCAAGAAAGTGTCATATGTTCCGGACGATGTTATTTGATGATATACTTTTGAATCATATTCATCTACAAATTTATTGTCAATGGCTTGAGTGTCATCAAATACGGTTTGAACAGAAGTGTCAGCTAACAGTTCTGTCTTTTTCATATCCAATAAGAGATTTCTCATACTAAAACGATTACGGGTCGTGATACCATTACCCACGTCTGTGTTGGCATATTCTGAACCAAGTGCACCCTTGGAAATCATCATCAAAGTATCTTCAGTAATTTCTTGTTTATATTTTTCAATTAAGAAACTTCTCTGGTTCTCCGAAAGACCCTCCGCAGAACTGGAGACACTAGAAGAATAGATAAAGGGTAATTTTTTATTGAAAGGTTTTTGAGATAAAAATCCTTCAAGGCTGGATACCCTAATATTGTTATCGAACAAAGAAGAATGGATAAAATAAGGCGCCCCGATTTCTGTGGTTATTCTATCCCTTAACCACTCGACAGCTTCGAGTGGATGAAGATAAGGAATGTTAACTTTTCTAACACCTTGTGCAGATTGTGTCAAATAAGATTGATCAACGTTCTTATTTAAATAACTGTACAATATTTCAGTAATTGTGGTTTCGATGTTTGCGGTAAAACATTTACTAACCTTGACTAATTTATCACGAAAAAAATGTTCTTCCACTAGAGAGATGAGGAACACATCTGTTTTGTCGTTGGTGCGAACATTTTTTTCTATGCGTGTCATTATGAAGGTTTTTTCTTTTCCATCACCACCGCCAATTTCGGGGTCTAGCGAATTACCAACACCACCAATTTCAAAGGTTATTTTTTCGGTGCCTCTGAAATTTAAAAGGTCGAGAATACTGTTGTCATCAACCAACAACATTTTACCCGTGATGTAAGGGTATTCTAAGTTTTCATAAAACACCACTTCGGGAATTAAGGCACGAACATCTACTACCCTATCCCCTAGTTTATCAGCGGATATCTCAGCCTTCAATAATTTAAATTGTTGGGAAATATTTTGATCTGTCATGTTTTTATCAATTTCTGGAATTCACCTACAACCTGTCTCACTACTCCAGGCCTCAATACTGCTATTTCTCTAATGTCTTGATTTCTTCTTTGTAGATTATCTTTAAAAGTAATTCTTTTCAATCCTGTTGTGTCTTGTACTAAAGGATTGACTTCACCATATTCACCGTCAGAATTTTCCCAATGATGAACACCAAGATATTCTAACTTTGTTGAATTGGGACCAAAAGCACCCGCCAAGTTAAAGGTAACATCGTTTGTTTCAAATTGCATACTTGTAATTGCAGGGAACAACAGATTGACCTGAGATTGTGTTTGTGGTATTCTTGGGCCGTCAATGTCAATGTTGTTTTGAGCTTCGAAAGTCGGTTCGAATATAATTTGTCCTAATGTCGGATCTGTCTTTACAACCTTTCCATATTGTGCAACACCAACTCCCGATAGAAACAACTCTTGACCTACAGACATAAACCCGGCAAAGGGACTGTTAGTTATAAACGACCAATGAGGATATCTTTCCTCGATAACTTCTTGTTCTCTATCTGTATGTAGAGGCCATCCCGACTCTCTCAATTTATCGTTCATTAAAAAGAAAGTCCAGTAATAATCAACCGTTCGATACAAACGATATGACAAGGTGTCGGGTCTTTCAAAGTCGAGTATAGTTTGTTTTTGGGTAAAACTTACGTCCTGTTTAATATCATCAAATAGATCGATAGCCGCAGAAAGTTTTTGAAAATATACTTCGGGTTCGTTATCCCCAAAAGAATATCGTAAAAAAGGAAAGTTTCTGAAATAAAAATTTGCCATTTTTAATACCCGTAATTAAGAACATCATCTCTACTTAATGTTCTTGATTCTCTAAAATTAAGTGTAATGTCGACTTCTTGGAATGAACCATCTTCGTGCATACCCATAGATGTGGCATTATACACCGTTTGCATACTCTCCAAATAACAAGGTAATATCTTAGTTGCAACATTTGGATTTTCATTGTAAAACATTTCAATTTTTATTTTGTTGGGGAATCGATACCCCAGTGGTACTTGACCATCTTTATCAGCTTCCTCACCCAAAAGAATTTGTTCAGGATAAAGTTCTGTTCTAAAGAATTTGACAATCTTTCTAATCTCAGTAGATTCGGCCTGTGAAAGTGGGATTAGTTTAAAACTAAAAGAAAAGGTTCTGGTATTAACAGACTTAAATAATGCTCTTGTATTTGGATTCGGAGTAGTTTTAGTTCCGAGTCGATATCCAGCTGCGACGGCATCCCCACCCGCTTTAGCAACAGCGCCTGCGACTAGGTTACCTGTCCCTTCACCCGCAGGTCCTTTAAAACCTTCCAGAAAACCACTAAGACCACCCGACCCTGAAGTTGCTCCTGCAGCCGCATTCAATGCTGTCAGACCGATAGTTCCCAAATCCACGTTTTCATACTGAACACCGTCAGCAAACGAAATTGCTTGAGGTAGAAACAAGGTAGCAGTTTTTAATGTTGAGACTGGTTCTCTTTGTTGTGCTGAAGAGTTCTTTGTCGATGGTCGTAAACCTTGTGCTTTTGCTTCTGCCTTTTCTTTTTGTCGTCTTGCGTTTTCCTTAGCGCCTTTTTTTAATTTTTCACCTCGTTCATCAAATGAGTTATCTCTCGCTGCAATTGCTTCTTGATCGGTTCTAATACCTTCTTTAATTTCATCAATGTTTGTCTCTTCATCCTCCACAACCGAAAATACAATTTTTCCAAGATAGTCACTTCTATTACTCAATGGAAAGATAGCGTTCTCAGATCCGTTATTAGAAAAGGTGGTATCTGCAATGACCTTGCCGGCAACGAGTTTTGTCGTCTCTGATTGAGGTGCTGTTAAAAATGGCATTATTTTAAACTCTAATAAATAATTTTATTTATAAGTGATGCCATGGCATATTCGGGTAAATACAAGGTTAAAAATCCAAAGAAATATAAAGGTGACTCTACAAACGTTGTTTACCGCAGTATGTGGGAAAAATATTGTATGATGCACTTTGATTCCTCCAAAGAGGTACTCTCTTGGTCGAGCGAAGAGATTATTATACCATATTACTATGAGGCTGACAAGAGGCATCATCGTTACTATCCTGACTTTACAGTCACGTGGAAAAATGGTTCGACATCATTAATTGAAGTGAAACCGCATAAGGAAACAGAACCACCAAAAGGTAACAAGCGCACCAAACGATATATTACGGAAGCATATACTTACATCAAGAATAGGAATAAATGGGAAGCGGCTGAGGAATACTGTAAAGATCGTAAATGGAAGTTTGAAATATGGACTGAAGTTGAATTAAGGTTGATGGGAATTCTACCGAAACCACTCAAAAAACTAAAACCACTTCCAAAATACTCCAGAAAAAAGACTAAATAGTTTGCATGAGTAATCTTTTCCAGACAGTAGAAATACAAGCCTTCCGAGCGGGAATCACTCCTCGTTCACGTGAATCACGAGAGTGGTTTAGGAAGAAGGTTCAGAGAATGCAGGTCAATAGACGAGCATTGATGAAAGAAGACCCGATTGATCGGCAATCTGCTGGGATGGGAAGAAATAAAGCGGTGATCGGTAAGATGGCAATGTTTTTCTATGATGCGAAAAACAGAGAGACCTTACCATACTGGGATTCGTTTCCCTTAGTAATTATTGTGGGACCTGCACCCAAAGGGTTTTACGGTTTAAACTTACATTATTTACCGATTCCATTACGAGCAAAATTTTTAGACTCTTTAATGGATTATACATCGGACGAAACATACGATGAAAATACAAGGTTAAATATAACTTACAATATGTTGAGGAAAACTGCAAAGTTGAAATATTTTCAGCCTTGTTTTAAACACTACCTAACCAGACAGGTGGAGGATAATTTGGCATTTGTTGCGTCACCCGAATGGGAGATTGCAACCTTTTTACCTATGGCACAATGGCAGGGTTCTGGACAATCTGCTGCATATAAAAATACAAGGGAAGTCATAAGTGGCCTATAGTATCGAACAATTAAAAAACGCAATTGGTTCTGGCGGTGGTTTAGCATCAGGCAATCTTTTCAGAGTTATTTTACCTGCACAGTCACAAGCAAAAAATCTAGATCTTCTTTGTCGTTCCACAAATATGCCCGGTCGTTCAATCTTATCTAACGAAAGGATTATTGGAATGACTAAAAACACTGTCGCGTATGGATATGAAAAACCCAACGTGACAATGACCTTTCTAGTCTTGAATCAACCGTATGTCAGAGGGTTCTTTGAAGAGTGGATGAATCTGATTGTAAATAATAAAACCTATCAATTAGGATATTATGATGAATACACAAGGAACGTAAATATACAACAACTGAAAAAAACTACAACCGTTCAATATCTGGATTCTAAAAAATCCAGTCTGAAAGACCCTACGGCAACAACAACGGGTGGTAAATCAGACATTCAACAAGAATATGAAGTTGTATATGATTGTCTACTTGAAGATGCTTATCCAATTTCTATGACAGGCCCTCAGTATGATGATGGTGCGGATAAATTGGTAGAAATCTCAGTAGATTTTGTTTACAAGAACTGGAGAGATGCTAGATCTAGTTCTGATTCAATTGCGGTTGATCCTACCAGAGCGGAACAAAAAAATCTACTAACTAATAGTAGTCCACCTGCCATTCGAGGCGGCGGGGGTTAAATTTTTAATGATTTTATTATAAACGGAGAATGAAATGGCGTTACCTAAGTTAAACGATTCACCCAGATTTGAGTTGATGATTCCTTCAACACAAAAGACGGTGAAATTCCGACCCTATCTTGTTAAAGAAGAAAAAGTTCTTCTGATGGCATTTGAAACGGGGGATGAGAAGGCAACCCTTCGTGCAGTATTAGACACGATTGAATCTTGTGTGGAAGAATCTTTGAACCGAAATGCGTTAACTACTTTTGATGTTGAGTATATGTTTACTCAGATTCGTGCAAAGTCGGTTGGTGAAAAAACAAAAGTCAAGGTTAAATGTTCTGGATGTAATCTTCAAAATGAAGTTGAGATCGACTTAGAACAAGTGAAAATCGATATGCCAGAAAAGGTTGATAACATCATCAAGTTGAATGATGATATCAGCGTTGAGATGCGGTACCCTTCTTACAAACATTTATCAGAAGGTCAAGTAGCCTTAGACGATACATCGAAGAATGCATTTATGTTAATCACTAAATGTATGGCAGCTATCCGCACACCAGATGAACGTATCTCACTAGATGACGAACCGCAATCAGCGATTGACGAATTTTTGGAATCAATGACATCTGGTCAGTTTCAAAAGATGACGGCATTCTTACAGGATATGCCAAAGACAACTTATCACTTGCAATTTACTTGCGAAGACTGTAAAGAGGAAAACGATAGAATTGTTGAAGGTATGCAGAATTTTTTCTAATATGCCTCTCCCACGATAGTTTAGTTAATCATTACCAACTGAATTTTCAGTTGATGCAACATCATAAATACTCTTTGACGGAATTGAATGAGATGTTGCCTTGGGAGAGGGAGATTTATGTCATGATGTTAATTCAACACGTT